ACATTTATATGTCAAACCCAACATTATCAAAGATTACCTCATCACACTTCCATTCATGGGAAAAAGGATTGAAAACTTTATGTTATTATGTAAGAACTAAAGCAATCTCAACGGGAGCAAAACACTTGGCGTTGGATATGAGTAAAAGAGATAAACCAAAAGTTACACCTGAACCACCAAAGGTTGATTATACAAATATGAACTTACCACCAAAACCTGATAGTTCAGAGTTTGAGTGTTTTGGATGTTCATCGTAAGATGGATCGCGTATCATCAAAGAAATCCCGGAGTAATTCGGGATTTTTTATTTTTAATGTATTTATTCAAAAATTATTGAGAGTATATTTATTGAATATGGCAAATGGAATAACATATGGTATAAATTTCCCCTTTAGAGATTCATTCGTTGGTAGATATTTGGATACATCTAACGATAGTGATGAGGAAATAAGAAGTAATCTTGTTCATTTATTATTAAGTAAAAAAGGAACAAGATATTTTTTACCTGATTTTGGGTCAAGATTATATGAGTATATCTTTGAACCGTTGGATGGACCAACATTTAGTGAAATAGAAAGTGAAATAAGGGATTCGGTTGGTAAATATATGCCGGGAATTTTAATTACCAGTATTAAGATCACTGACGCATCAATGGGAGAAGAAAATCAAGGGACTTATATAAACCAATATGGTGAGAAAGAATTTACAGTTCCAAACATTGCTCAATTAGAACACACAGCAAAAGTAAGAATTGATTATAGAAACACTAATAACGCTTTCAATTCGAGCGATTTTGTAATTATCAATATTTAATAGTATATGGCGAATAAAAAAATATCGTACACAACGAGAGATTTTGCGGGAATAAGAACTGAACTTATAAATTTCACAAGAACTTATTATCCTGATCTTGTTCAGAACTTTAACGATGCTGGAGTATTCTCAGTTTTGTTAGATTTAAACGCTGCGGTAACAGACAACCTACAGTTTCAAATTGATAGAAGTATTCAAGAAACTGTTTTACAATATGCTCAACAAAAATCATCGGTATATAACATTGCAAGAACCTACGGATTAAAAATTCCGGGATCAAGACCGTCAGTTGCTTTAGTTGATTTCTCCATAACAGTACCGGCTTTTGGTGATAAAGAGGATTTAAGGTATTGTGGGACATTAAGAAGAGGATCACAAGTAAATGGTGCGGGACAACCGTTTGAAACTGTTTATGATATTGATTTCTCATCTCCAACTAATGCTGAAGGATCCCCAAATAGATTAAAAGTACCAAATTTTGACTCAAATAATAATATCATTAACTATACGATCACGAAAAGAGAAGTCGTTGTTAATGGTATAACAAAAGTTTTCAAAAGAGTTATTACCCCAAATGATGTTAAACCATTCTTTGAATTATTTTTACCTGAAAAAAATGTTTTGGGTATTACAAGTGTATTACTTAAAGATGGTACACAATATACTACACCACCACCAAATCAAGAATTTTTAGGTTTAGAAAATAGATGGTATGAGGTAAAGGCATTGGCGGAAGATAGAGTTTTTGTTGAAGATCCGACAAAACCATCAGACCAACCGGGTATTAAAGTTGGTAAATATATCGTAACAAACACTAAATTCATTAGTGAGTTCACACCTGAAGGATTTTGTAAGTTAACGTTTGGGGGTGGAAATGTATCCGCTGACGAACAGTTAAGAGAATTTGCGAGAGACGGGGTCGGGTTTGATCTAAATAAGTATGTAAATAACCTTGCTTTAGGTAGTGCGTTAAAATCAAACTCTACGTTATTTGTTCAGTACCGAGTAGGTGGTGGTCAAGCAACAAACTTGGGGGTTAATATTATAACACAAATCGGTACGGTATCATTTTTTGTTAATGGTCCATCGGAATCAATAAACTCTACTGTTGTTAACTCACTTAGAGTAAATAACGTAACTGCAGCCATTGGAGGTTCTAACCCACCAACAACTGAAGAGGTTAGACAATATGTTACGTATAACTTTGCAGCACAAAACAGAGCGGTTACCATAAATGATTATGAATCGGCATTAAGAACAATGCCTTCTCAGTTTGGAGCTCCTGGTAAAGTGGCTATTGTTGAAGAAAATAATAAAATAAAAATTAAGATGTTATCTTACGACACTACCGGTAATTTAACTGAGATCGTTTCAAACACACTTAAAAATAATGTGGCAAATTATTTATCAAACTATAGAATGATAAATGATTATATTTCAGTTGAGACTGCTAATGTTATTGACTTGGCGATTGATGTTGATGTTATTTTGGATTCAAGTCAAAATCAAGGTTCCATTGTTGCTAAGATTATTAATATCATTACAGCATATTTTAGTCCTGCGGTTAGAGGGTTGGGTCAAAATGTTTATATCTCTGAAATAAGACGATTAATACAAAGCGAAAACGGGGTAATATCTATTTCGGGTATTTTTGTTTATAATAAAGTTGGGGGTCAATACTCATCTTCCCAAACATCACAACAATATGAGGATCTATCAACAAAACAAATCCAACTAATTGCGGATACGGTATTTGCGGAACCAATGCAAATCTATCAAATTAGATATCCAAATAAGGATATTACGGTCAATGTTCTTAACTTTAGAACGATTAATTTCTCCTGATAATTTATTTTTCAAATAAAAGAATTATTTTTTGAAAATAGGAAATAAACTATTTATCAAGAAAGAATAAATAATGCCAAAATCATATAGAATACGTACAACACCTGGTACCGAGAAGACAATTAATATTCAGTTAGAACAGGATTTTGAATTTTTGGAGATTTTATCTTTAAAGATTAATCAGGGAGACATCTATAATAGAATGTGTTCTGATTATGGTGTTATAATCGGAAGAGTATTAGTTAATAACGGATACGGTGTACCAAACGCAAGAGTTTCGGTATTCGTTCCAATTGATGACATTGACATTGACAACCCAATAATATCTGAACTTTATCCATATCAAACATTATCCGATGTAAGTGCTGATGGGTATAGATATAACTTATTACCTAAAGAACCATCATATACTGGACACGCAGCAACAGGTACATTCCCATCTAAACAAGAAATTTTAACAGATCAATCTTATGTTGAGGTTTATGACAAATATTATAGATTCTCAGTAAGGACAAACGATAGTGGGGATTATATGATTTTTGGAGTTCCAACAGGAACTCAAACAATATTAATGGATGTTGACCTATCTGACATAGGTTGTTTTTCGTTATCACCACAAGATTTAATAGATTCTGGAGTTGCGGTTGAATCACAAGTTAATGGATCTAAATTTAAGACATCTACAAACCTTAACGAATTACCTCAGATTGTAACATTAAATAAGATAATTGAAGTTGCTCCGTTATGGGGTGAACCTGAAATTTGTTTATTAGGTATTAGTAGGGCAGATTTTGATTTAACGGCAAGCGCAAATATAACCATAAAACCTAATGCGGTGTTTATGGGGTCATTAATATCAACTACTGATGATGATGCTGTTAGGGCAATAACTTGTAGGCCAAAAAATGATACGGGTAATTTATGTGAATTAATTTCGGGTCCGGGACAAATACTAACAATAAGACAAACTATTAATGTTGATCAAGATGGTAGACCAATTCTTGAAACTCACGAATTGGATGAGGATGGTAAAGTTATTGACGGAGACGGGACATATTTAATAAATGTTCCGATGAACTTAAATTATATTGTGACGAATGAATTTGGTGAACAAGTTTTATCTAATGACCCTAAAAAAGGTATACCAACTAAAGGTAAATATAGATTTAAATTTAAATGGCAAAATGAACAAGGATTACAAAACCCATTTTTAAGGGGACATTATTTGGTTCCTAATATTAAGGAACATGGGTGGGTTAATTCTTCTGCTGATCCATTAATAAATTACCCAACAACACCATATCAGTTTACGTTACCAGGTGGTACCTTTACTACGACAGTTACATTAAATAACACCTCAACAGGTGGGTTAGTTTTAGATAATAAAATTAATGTAAGTAGTTTTACGATTTTATTAAATGGTGTTCCATATTTTGGTGATTTGGAGAGCATTCCGATAACGGTAGTGCCAACAACAATTACGATAAATGTGGTTCCTGTAGATCCTGGTACTTTAACTCAATTTAATTATACCTTTTATCAACAACCAACTTTTGACGCTTTAAGATCATATGCGTTTAGTTTAGATTGGAATGATTATGGTGATAACACAACAGTCGTTGGTCAACAAATGATACAAGAGGCGATTGATTGTGAGGATAAGTTTTATGAACTTAATTATAATAAAGTTTATACCACAGCAATGTTTTTGGATAGATATAAAAAAGGTGCAGGTAGAGCAAAACATTTAGGTATTAAAGAAATTGATGATAGAACTTGTAAATCTACAGTTAATACATTTCCTGTTAATGATATCATCCGAAATTTTGATTTTATATTTTTTGTATTTAATTTATTAATTAATATCCTTGCAATACCAATATTGGTTATATTATTTGCTGCTCACTTTGTTGCTTGGGCTTGGCCTGTGTTAAAATATCTATTAATTGTTTTAGGTATTTATTTTGGTTATCAGGCGGTACAACAGGGTATTGATGCGGTAAATTCAATTTTAGAAGGAACGACTGGATTTGCGGTTCCTGGTGGACCTGTAATTAATGCGGGGGTAATATTAAGAATTGCCGCACAACTTTTAGCTGCTTTATTTAAGTTAGCGTTATCATTAGCGTTTATTGCGTTCACTGCGATTTATTTGATAAAAATAACTAACTTCCCAAGAATAGGGTTACCTATGATGTCGTACCCTGAGTGTACAAGTTGTGATTGTGATTGTGGTAATGCAGAATTAGATGATGATATTGATGAAAACTCGGTTAATGCAAGTATTGAAGAACAACAAAATGGTTTGGACGATAGTAATATACAATATGCTCAATCAACTTCATTTATTGCTCCCGTTAATTTGTCTTCATCATATACTGCAACACACCCAAATTTAGAAAATTTTCCTGGTGAGGATAGTGATGCAAATGGTAAAGGTTATTTTTATGCGGGTGGTTCAGGTGCTCTAATTATACAATATAAATCTTTATTAAATAGAGTTGTTGATGACCAAGTGGGAGGTGATGTTATTGTTGACGCTGTTCTTGATTTTAAAAGGTTATTTTCGGGTTATGATATTTTGTCATCAACAACAGATCCTAACGCTTTTAATAAATACCATGCTCCACAACCCTTCTTGTTTGCTGCGGAAAAAGAACTTGGGGTCCATTATAGATGGTTTGGATTTCCATTAACTGAAACGTATCCACAAAAATTAAATGAGTTTAACACTAGAGATAAATATTTTGGAACTAACTCACCAAATGTTATACGAACTACCGTAAACCCACAATTAAGTGTTGCCCCATATAACTTAGGTACTCAACCAACATTTACAGATCAAATTGTTCTTGTTTTAGCAAATCCTGGTACGGCACAACAATTAGGTATTGGTGAATTAGTTACTTTTCAAGATCCTAACTTTAATAATGGGTTGGTTATACCAAGAAATATAAATTTAACAGGGGGTACATTAAATGAATTTGGTAATAACTCAGTTACAGGTACAACAATTTTATCTGCAGCACCAAACACAACATCTAACGTTGTACCTATAGGGGTACCGTTACAGTATGTGACGACTAATGGAGTTGCTAGTACTACCACAATAAATATTATTCAAACAGGAGATACGGTAACTGCAACAAGTAAGACGGATTATTTAAAATATCCCACAGATTTAGAATATTTTCAGGTTATTACTGGTGTTACAGTTTCGGATTTTATATCAATGGGTAATTTTACTAATAATAATTTATTCCCACAAAAATTCTTAAGACATAAAATAAGTTATATTATATCGGATCCATCGGCGGTTTCACTTTCTTATACATCATCTGTACCGAGTATACCACCTACATTTATTGATGGTCAATATTATAATAATGAAAATAATATCCCACAACTACAAGTGAATAATTTTGATTCACTTAATGCATTAGCAAATAATTTAAATTATGAGATAATAATGTTTGTTAGAGGTGTTGATCCACATACGGAAAAACAAAATATCCGTTATGATCTTTCTCGTATTTTTGGTAATACAGGTTGGAATGTTCCGGGATTAACCATTGTTGGTGATTATTACCTTAATCAACCAATTAAAAATGTTGGTTCCGCACCATTAAGTCATAATACATCAACAAACATTGTAAACAACTTATATTTCCCGTCATTTACTTTTACTATAACACCATCAAATTACACTGGATTTACATCAACACTACCATATTATTATTTATCAACTGATGACACAACAACAACACCTTACAATGCTAACACAAACCCATATACTCCGGCTTTAGGTGTACCAGGTGTCCCATTCCAACAGAAACAATTATTATCGGCAAACCCATGGACATTACTTGGTAATACAAACTTTACATTACCAAGACAACAAACTGATTATATTGGGGGTGGGCCATTTATTGGTGCATCATTCAACACGGCATTCAATATTAATGGGTTATTTTACACAACAGTTCCAAATGAAGATACGTATGGATACCCAATAGGGTCTAATCAGTTTTATGGTTTATATTCTCCCGCTTACTTTAAGTACCCAACATTATTAGGGGTTAATTTTAGTAATAGTGGTAGAATTGTTATGAGAAGTGATAGATTACCTACATCCACTTGTGTTGATGTTTCACCTGGTAATAGAACTGCATATGCGTTACACCAAAATAATAAATTTTGTTATTATAAAACTGATGGTGTTGGAAGTCAACAAACAAATAGTTTTAGTAGTTTATATGAAATTGCGGGCAACCTTGATCAATTTAGTGGTAGTACGGGGTTAACGCAAACACTTACTTGTGATGGGTTAGTGTCACTAGAATGTTATTCAGGTACTGGTACTAATGTAGGAGTCATTCCGGCTAATCAATGTTCTGTTCCTGAAAATAGAGTTAGTAAAGGTTGTTATTGTTTATTAAATAAGAATTATCTTGTTGAATTTGGTGCAGACGCTAGATTATTTATGGAATGGAAAACAAGATTCACATTAGTTTTTGCAACCTGTAGAGGCGTATTTGCTCAGACATTCCAAAACAATTGGATTAATGGGACATTATATATGCCGTCCTTTAATAAAAGATCAATTTATCCGGTAAATAATCTTACTAATGCGTCTTCTCCGAAATATGAATATTGTAGAGATATTGTGGTTTATAATAATGTAAGTAATAATTTTTATTATAGAAGTTCTCCTTGGAGTGATAATGTACAGGAATTTATTGGTAAAGAAGTACCACAACCGGCAAGTTGGTTAACACTTAATTTTAAACCGGGGTACAATGAAAAAAATATAATGTTCCCAACTACAGTTTTAGATATGGGTCCAAGAGATTCATATATAAGTGAAATTTGTAATAACCCAAGTTTTAAAGGGTATATGAGTGATCAATTTAGATCAACTAGTTATAATGAAAATGGTGATATAATACAATTAGGGTTTTTATCTAGAATATTAAATGAGAATTTTAGACAAGTAATGATACCTATTACTACAGGTGGTAATAATTCGGAAGGTAAGGGACTCGCTCAATTCTTTAATAGTAATAGAGGTGGGGATAGAATAGATGGTGATTTTGCTCAAGCCTTATCAATAAATTCTGAATTTAGAATTAATCCATTTATTGATGAGAATTATGGTAATAGTTCTATTTTTATTGGTGATGACGGACAATCACCATCACCAAGTAAACCTGTTTTTGGGGTATTTTACAGATCATCGAATCTTGATTATGCTTATAGAAGAAAATTAACACCTGGTATTGAAATTTATAATATTTCACCTTTATTACAAGACGCATATGGTTACCCTAAAACCCAAGTTGTACCAAACTACAAATGGATATTACAAACATCCAGTGTGATTTTTGGGGCGGAGGATAATAATTGGTATACGGATCCTAATCAAAGTGGAGGTGTTGGATTCTTTAAAAAAGGATA